GCGCTGGATTTCATTAAATCGAAATTCGATGCAAATTTCATTATTCGCGGACGCAAGATAATTATTGGTACTGCGGGAGTAGCTATCGACAATGTTTTCCAATATGGGAAGGGAAAGGGATTATTTGAAATTCAGCGCGTGGCTGAAAGTAACCAGCAAATAATTACCCGTCTTCGTGTGTATGGTAGTACAAGAAATCTTCCGGTTAGATATTACAATAAGTTGTCGGACGCATCCCTTACCAATTATCTGCCTAATAACATGGCAGTACAAAATCTGATGTTGCCGGATTTTCCCAAGAGGACGTTGGATGCTTATATTGATAGCCCCAATATATCGGTGCTTGGAGTACGTGAGGATAGCGTGTATTTTGATGGAAGTGACGAATCATTGCCAGAGATTTACCCGTCAATGGAAGGCATGACTGCGGAGCAACTTATTGCTGCCGGAATATCATGCAGTATTGATACCGGGGACAACGGAAACTTGGACGAGATTGTGACGGATGCTACCGAAAAAGATGGTAAAGCAATCAGTGATGATGGTATGTGGGACAAGTTGAAAGAGGGTGAGAATATTCCATCATTTCTTTTGACTATTAAAGATGTTGGTTTTGATATAAATGACTATCTGACCGGAGAAACAGCCACCATTAGCATGGAAGATGGTATGTGTGGTGGACGAGAATTTGAGATTACAAAATGTGAGAAGAAGGGTAATAAATACATTCTCACTTGTAATCGTGTTTATGATGATGGGCTGAAACTCTATTTCCCATATAAAGATTACAATATCAAAGCCGGAGACAAATTTGTCTTCTTGAATATTGATATGCCGGAAGTGTACATATCTGCTGCTGCTCAACGCCTTTTGAAAGCTGGCAAGGAGTATTTGGCAAAAAATGATTATGTGCGCTATACCTATGAAGTGAAGATTGACGAGATATACATGGCTCGGCACCCACAACTTTATAGCTTGCTGAAGGAAGGAGATTTGATGTTGTTCACTGAATCCGATTTCAAGATTGACGGAAGTATCATTATTGATTCTCTGCGAATTACTGAAGGAGAAGGTCTTGTCCCGACTTACGAAGTGACATTGGCAAATGAGAAATCTGTTGGTACTCTTGAAAAGATTCAAAATGCAATAGACTCCATTGGAGGTGGGCAAGGTTCGGGCGGATATAATGCACAACAGATAAACAGCTTAATTCGGACTTTTGGCAGTAAACTATTCCTTTCTAAGATTTCGGATGATATTGCGCAAGGAGTAATCCAGTTTCTCAAAGGGGCAGTCTTCGGAGAGTTTGCAGAAGGTATTTCCGGCTTTGGTGGGAAGATAGACCAATTCGGTTCCGCTTGGCTTGATTCATTATCTGTCCGCAAGTTCTTGGAAGTTCCTGAATTGAGATATAACCGGATAAGCATAGAAGTTGGTAATCGTTGGAACGCTCCGGGCGGGGGTGTCGTTGAGAGTGTGGTTCCTGATACTGATGTTGATGGAAACATTCTTAATACGGGAACAATAATATTACACTTGCAAGACAAAGAAATTGGCAAAGTTGCCGTGGATGATATTTGTCAGGGGATATTCCATGATGGAATGACGTTGGACAATAATTTTTCAGATGATTATGACGACGGAATAGGCAATTTTCAATTCTCCGGATTCTATACATGCTATTTTCGCATTACGGATATTTTAGAAGTTGGAAGAAACAGCAAGTTCCGATATATGCTTCGTGGCGTAAGTGATCGTTGGAGATTTCTTTTTCATCCGTGCGAGGCAATGCACTTTGTTGGATATGGAAACTTCACAGATAAATCACGGCAGACCTCTCGCTATTCTACTCGAACGTATGAACGCTATTTGCGGGGAGTTAATGACTGGGAGTTTACTTCAGATAATATCGGGGCACAATTTGGTGATTTGAGTAACTTGTCTGTCTTCGGAATGAACATGGAAGGTTATTCTGCTTATTTGAATAACATATACATGACCGGAGTTATTGAACAACTTGAAAACTACCCGGCACGTATTGAGATAGATACGCAAGGAGATAATTTTCTTGCTTTTGGTGAGACTATGGACATTACTTGTAGGGTATTCAAAGGTTGGAGCGATATAACCGATACTGTAACAAAATGGAGAATAACCCGTGATAGTGGTGATACGGCAGATGATGAAGCGTGGGCAATCAAGAATAAAAACTTTGCCGGAAATATAACGCTTGCTTATGAAGACCTCGGAGATAACGCTATCACATCTGTAAGTACATTATTTACCGTTACGGCAACAAATAAAACTGATACGGCGAAAGCTATTATAAGTATATAGAGTATGGAAAGTGTAAAGAAAAGAATTAGAAAAGATTTTCAACCATTGACTATTGCGGTCAGCTTGAAAATTATGACTCCGAATAGCCCGGCTTCGCAAGTATATAATAGCGAGAATGGCGAATATGAGCCTGACCGTGGCGTTACTCCGCTTGTGATTCTGCCGGAAGTTATTGCGAACTGTACGGATGGTAGCTGGAATACTCCTTATGCGAATGAGTTACTTTCCGAAATGAAGTGGTATATCAACGGAAAAGAGGCTTCAACCGTAGCTTCTTGGAATGGAAAGTATTCTATTGATACTGTTGGTTCGACTCGCGGTGCAATTACGATCAACCGCAATGTTTCTCCGGGAGAAAGTTTTGAGCTTCATTTTGAAGGTGTAGTTGCTGATACCCGATTGGGTGCAAATATCCCAGTGAAGACAGATACTATAACTCTTTCTACCGTAGATAAAAGTGAAGATGAATACAGCTTATCAATCGGAGACGACCAAATCATCCGGTACAATCCATTTGAGGATGCTTTGCTACTGTATGATTATAAAGTTGCTAATGGTTTGACTACGGCTTCAACATCTGCACGCAATGCTGCGCTGAATGAAAACGCATACGAACGCTCTATTTCTGTATCCGTGCATAAAGGGGACACACTTTTAGCTGCTGGTTATACATTGAATTTATACAGCATTGGTAGTGGCGGTGTCTTGACACAACTTACAACTGCCAAACATGAGATAATCGCTTTGACCTTAACGAAGATCACTATGGATTTGCGGCTAATAGAAAAAGGTGATTTTCTCTTGGTTGTCAATGTTGGTGGAAAAGAAAAAGCAAGAAAACAGTTTTCTATAAACCGGGTATATCCCAAATTTGATATAGAACCAGTAAGCGGAGTTTCCATTAATCCGGGTGAGACTACTCACTATAATAAAGTAATGGTGCATTACAATGGAAATATAGTTCCGGTTCCCGCTCCAATTTTAAAGATGGTATGGTTTACTGATACAGAGAATTTAACCGGAGTACAACATAATGAGGGAACTGAAACGGTGATAACATTATCTCGTACAGGAATTGGAAATACATATCTTGATGATTGGCTTGATATATACGTGGAAGCGGAACAGAAACCGATATTTAAAGTTATGACTGATGCTTCGGGCACAGAATATACGGACAAAAGTGGAAATGTTTACATAAACTGATAATTATGAGATATGTAGTAGCAAAAACCAAAACAGTCACTAATGCTGGAATCAGTGATAGCGGACATAGAACAAAGAAAGGATTTATCATTATCAATGAAAAAGAGGTGATGAATAGTGATTTCCTCGAAGGTGATTTTGAAGCTCGTGTTCAAATACTTGGAGGTACAACATATACAAACGTGGAAATAAATAACATTATAAACGAAGGAGGATGGAATTATGGCTTATGATTACAGTGCCCAAAATAGTATTACCATCAAGCGATTACGAGCGAATGATAGCTTGACACTTAGTTTTGATAATAACGGAATACCTCTGTTTCAGGGCGTAGATGCTGAAAGTGGAGTCGTATCGCCGGATTGGACGAAAGCAGCAAACCAACCGATAAGAACTCCGAAGGTTATTTCATCGCATGGGCTGGCAGTCGCATTGTCAAACCATACTTGGACATACAATGGCGTAGCATTAAAATTTAGTGGTGCGGAAAGTAGCGGATGGAAGGCTGATAGCACTGGAAAGTTTCAAATGAACACTACTACCGGAGCTATTAAGATTATTTCCAATTTAGCAAGTAAGACCAATATTGCCGGGGATACTCTTATTTATTCGTGCGTGGCTACGGTTGCCGGAGTAGAGTATAACTTGACAAAGGATTTACCTATCGTAATTCAAAACATAGGTGCAAGTTCATATTATCTTGCCATTCTCGCTACAACTGAACAGCTAACAAGTAAGATTACTTCAACTTCATTGCAGACAAAATTATATCTTGGAGCAAATGAGGCATCGGATTACTATGTGAAATGGTATAAAGACACGGCGGCATGGGCAGACAAAAACGGTCAAAAAACAATTACGGTCGGAAGAGGTGATGTTGATGGTACTCAACTGTTCATTGCTGAAGTGTACAAGTCTTCCAGTGACTCACAACCTTTGGCACGTTCGGGTATCCGTATTATTGATACTGCGGATGAATTTCAAGTTGTATGCTACATTTCTTCAGCCAATAAGGAGGTGGACACAGGTAGCCCGGTTACTGTTAGTGCAAAAATTGTCAATATGACTACCGGAGCGACATATTCCCCTTCGTCTGCCGCATGGACAATGAATATAATGGATAAGGAAAACTGGAAGAGTCTGAAATCTTCATCTACGAACAGCATATCAGTAACAACAACTGAAACAGATCGTAACGGGAATCTGTATGACGTAGATGTAGTTGCAGAATGTAACTTCAATTAATAATTAATCAAATACAAAATTATGGCATCAAAAACTTTAGGAAGTGAAACCATAGTACAATCTATGCTAAGAAGCAATAGTGTACTCGTTGAGATTGACGGAAACGTTCGCCGTATTTCATTGGAGAATCTGATGAACGCAATTAATACAGGTAATGAACAACTTCTGCGACAAGTCGCATGGGGTATCCCTTTAAAGCATAAAGTTCAGAGTAGTACTGCTTATGGAGTTGTAGGAAATACGGCTGCATGGGCTGAATACAAACGAATGAGTGGACGTTATCTCGTTAATAATGCGGGGAAAGCCTCAAAACTATCTCCGACTAATTCAGGAGTGTTTGCTGACGGTACTGCTCTTGACGAATCCAAAGGACATGTAATGTTCATTTCTCCGCGTTTATACTTTTTAGTTAAGACTGATAGTGTAAGCGGAATACCTTATTTATGGTTAAGCATGTATCCAATCGGTGGACATTATATTGGTGGAGCCAATGGTGGTGAATACAACTGTATTGGTGCGTATAAAGGTTCTATGTCAGGCAGTGCGCTTGTTTCCCGTTCCGGGGTATCTCCGGCAGGAAGTAAGACTATCAATGCCTTTTGGAGTGCAGCACAAGTGAATGGTAAAGACTGGGGACTGACTGACTACGATCAGCGTAAACTTATTATGATGCTTGGATTATCTGAATATGGAGATACCAATATTCAAGCAAAACTGGGATACGGTGTTAGTGGTAGCTCAAACTTGGATTTATGGGGGGCTGCGGCATCATTGAAAACCGGAGCTACCAAAAGTCTTGGTGATAACTGGGGAAAGATTGGCATTTCATTAGTGAATGGAAGCATTACGGGTGTGAATTGTTCACGTGTAAACATGATGGGTATTGAAGACCCTTATGGATGGCAATGGGAAGATATACAAGGGGTATATTGTGGAAACTCTGCAAATGATACACAAGACGGAACCGAAATCTTTATCTATAAAGGCAACCGACTTCCAACTACTGCTGAAGTATCTACTCACCCTAACGGGGAATACCGACAAGCAACCCGTTTAACAACAAGTGGGTATGTACAGGAAATTATGGCTGGGGATAACTTCGATATTTTCCCGGCAAAGATTGGCGGAGGAAGTACTTCATATTGGGCTGATTATTCATGGGCTAACAACACTGGGCAGCTTGTCTTTTGGGGCGGCGATGCGGCTTTCGGTGCGGGCTGCGGCTTTGCGTCATCGGCCTCCGTCTACGCC